ACAGAAATGAGTACCGATGAAGGGCTGTCCAATGTCAAGTACAGAAATGTACGAAATAATTTCTTCCCTGGCGCTATGGTATTCACCAAAAAGGGATCGAACATAACCTTTGACGAAGAAGGCAACGAAGTGAAAGATACAGACGATGACGACAGTTTCTCAAATACACTCATCCAGTTGCAAGGTGATACGAATGCAGGAAAGATTATGGAAGTTACTTTAGAAAGCGATGAGGAAAAACCTGAAATAATAAATCTGAACTCACAAAATTACGACAAAGAATTTACCGTTACTGACGCAAGTGTGGTTGAACGTATTTATTCAGCTTATGGCCAAGAGCCATGGTATTGCATCCGTATTGGTAAAGTCGGATTCTCAGGCGATATTTTGGAAGATGCTTTCGAGTATTACAATTCTATCGTAAGCAAGCAACAACGCTTAATAGAGCGTACCTTTAGCCGTATATTCAGCTATTGGTATGAAGTAGTCAACCCCTCTAATGATTATAGTGTGGAACCATTAAAGTATGTACGAAATGCAGCAGTATCTAATAACAACAGATGAGGTATCGGCTTTGTCTCGCGGAATGTCTGTACATCTCGATCCTGACAAGATAGAAACCTACATCCGTGAGTCGGAGAATATCTACATCAAATCAGCGTTGGGAGACGAACTGTTCCTTGACGTGAAAAAAAATCCTGAAAAATACCAGCTACTGCTTGACGGAGGTACTTATGAAACTAAATGTAAAAAGAAGATAATCATCACTGGACTTCGCGTAGCTTTGGCTTATTATACCTATGCCTGTATTGTCAAAAATGGAGATGGAAATGTATCCCGTTTCGGCTTCGTGAACAAGGAAGGTGAATATAGCAGTCATACAGTATTCAAGGAAAAGATGATGGTGTATAGCGATGCATGTAGTATAGCTGACCGCTACCTGAAAGAATGCGTGCTTTACCTAAAAGAATGCGGTATGCCACTTTATAACGGTGAAGGGAAATTAAAATCTAATAGAACTGTTTTTCGTGTAATAGGAGAATGAGCGATTCTGTTGACATATTAAAGAAACTGGCTCTTCAAGTAAGAAATGCATCTACAGAAGGAGAGAATACAGCTGAAAGAATTGGGCGCATATTTATCGGGATTCTAGAAAACATGGATAATTCTGATATAGAAAAGCTCACCAAATACTTTTTACGCAAAGATAAAGAAGACACTGCCAATGAGCTGATCACGTTTTTGAAAGGTCTTTTGATTGGTAAAAACGGTAGTGGAATTACTGTGCTTGAGAACGGTATGTCACAGGCTGTTGTCGATTATCTGTATGTCAAGGTCAAAGCCGTTTTTGATGAACTTGAGGTCAAGAAGAAAACGTATGTGGGTGGCGAGCAGGTGATTTCCCATGCAGGTATGAAATGCAACCGTGTAGATGAGTTGGATGCTGTTTACCGTTGTTATTTCAAGGAAGAGGAAGACGGAATTGAGATAGAGAACCAGTTTACTCCGGGATCTCTTGCCATAGCCCAGGAGTGCAATATCAAGACAGGCGTTTCTCATCATGTCGGCAACCGCTATTACTGGCGGTTGGTCACAGCAGTGGGTGAGAACTATATAGACTTGTCCAAGACCGTATGTGATCCTAATGTCGAGAACGATGTTCCGGTGGCAGGTGATGATATCGTGGGGTTAGGTCATAAGACCGATATGACCCGACAGGCGGCGATAATTCTCTCTTCGGTGAACGAAGTTTCTCCGTCCATCATCATGTATCAGGGTATTAATGATTTTACCTTGACTGGGAAAGATGTCATTTCTTTTGATTTTGACAAATCTACCGGCAAAGCCCGGATGAAGGTGTACGGAAATGCATACATTGGTGACAAGGATCGGACCACTTACATGGAATATACTCACGATAAAGGTGTTGATATCAAGGGTATGTTTCATATCGAACAAGGTTCCACTGGATGGCGTAATATGGAAGGTCTTCCGGATGAGATACAGGCGGCTGCCGATCTGGCCCAAAAGGCTCAGGATGCGATAGACAATGCGGCTGTCGGAAGTGTCAATCTGTTGCGTAACTCTGGGTTTACCGGGGATTATGAAAGTGAGACATTGTCCTCTGATACTCAATTGTCTGCTGATACCGAATTATATAGCAAGCAATTAAAGTATTGGACGGGTGTGGCTACCGTATCCGCAGATAGTGCTGCCGGCTCCAGGTACTCTGCTGCAATCGGTAGTTTGTCCCAATCTGTATCATTGATTAAAGGAGAAAGTTATGTTATCAGTTATAAAGCAAAGGGTACGTCTGTGTCTGTTTCGTGCGGCTCTTTCAGTGTTTCTCAGCCTCTCACATCCTCTTATCAGAGATATACCCATAAGATTACCTTCAATGGCAGTGGTATATTTCTCATCAGTGGTACCGCAACCGTTTGTGATCTTCAGTTAGAAAGAGGAACCATTGCCACAGACTGGAAACCGTCCATTTTGGATAACGACAAGGCAACAGCCGGTTTTCAGTCAATCAATTATATCGCCAGCGCGATTAAGGATGGATCTGTGGATATCCTTGGCGGTTTGATATTGGCCAATATGATTCAGTTAGGTAACTACAAGGATGGCAAGTTACAGAAGGTCACTGCCGGAGTAAGCGGCATATACAATGACGATGATGATGTGGCATTCTGGGCAGGTGGCACGCTTCAACAGGCTATATTAACCGTAATGAGGTTTCGTAATGATCCTAATTACCAGCCTACGGATGAAGAATGGGCGAATATGGCGAACTTTGTCGCTACTCATGGCGGTAATGCTTTTTTTCGTGGATATATCTATGCTTTGGGCGGATATTTCCGGGGAAAAGTTGAAATAGCCAATGGCAAGATACTGTTGAATGAGGATGGTTCCGGGCAGCTTGCCAATGGGAACATCAAATGGGATGCAGATGGAAATCCTGAATTTGTTGGAAAAGTAAAAGTCAAGTCTTCAAATGGCTATACAATAAGCATTGAGCCGGAAAATGAATATGGAATCCCCTCAATAGAGATGCGTGATAATACGAACGCCTCCCTGATAGATATATCATGCATATACGGACTGAAAGGGTTGATTCCCATGGTTTCTATGTTTGACCCGAATAGTAATGATGTTTTGTATTTCCGCCCGGACAGTATGGTTGTCGAGCAAAAAGGAAGTGACGGTTATATATATCAGACCCAGATAATGGGAGGACGCATAATTA